CGGGAGACGGGCGCGAAATGACGGACGCGGTGCTTTCCGTCGTCAAGCAAGAGTGGGGAAGCGAGCCTACGCAGGGGTTTCAGCGCTACGACTCGAGTACGGTAGAAGAGCAGGAGGAGGAGGAGTTGTTTCTTCAGGATTTTCTCAAGAATCTCAACCACAACAACAACCGCAACAACAACAACCATTGCAAGAGCGTGGCAGTCAACAAGGATATCGTCATGGACATCGTAGTCGTAGTCGAGATAGAGAAAGGGACAGTGGAAGAAGACGAGTAGTGAGTAGTAGAAGTAGAAGTAGAAGTAGAAGTAGTAGAAGTAGAAGTAGAAATAGAAGTAGAAGTAGAAGTAGAAGTAGAAGTAGGAGTAAGTTTAGGAAAAGTAGAAAAAGAAAAGTTTAATACTGGAAGTCGAAGATTCTGGCCCGGGTCTTGAAGAGACGCAGGCTGAAAAAATTTTTGACCCATTTGTCAGCAGTAAAAGCTCTGGCTACGGGATTGGACTTTATCTAACCCGAAAGATTGTGGCCGCCCATGGCGGGAAGATTTCAGCCAGCAACCGGCCAGGTGGCGGGGCAGTTTTTAAAGTTGAAATGCCAGGAGGGGACAGTGCGAAAGGTAGCATAAGGCTCATGGCTCTCTTTTATGCCCTGGGTGCACCAGAGCAGGTAAGAGAGCTCCTCAATGCTTAGAAAATTCTCCGAATAGCGTCGAACCGATCGGCGGGACTCTATGGCTGAGCGCATCTCCAGTGGCGGCACTTATATCTGGGGGGGCGGGGGCAAAGAGATGAATTTCCCCTCTTCAGGAGCGGGCTCTTCCAGAGGAGGTGCCGGCATTTCCCGGAACTGATCGGCCTTGGATAGGTGCTTGTATCTGGTCATCTCCATGAATATTCGGCCAGTAGGTTGCATGGCAAATTGTTTATCTGCTTTAATTATAAAGATCGCGGCGATCATGGAGTTTGACGGAGGATTGACGCGCGAACAGGCGGAACAGTCGGCGACTGTTCGCACGCGGCCGCCGACGAAGAAGGAGGCGATTGATTGGATCAAGCGACACCAAAGCGACCCTCACTATTGCCGAGAGTGCTTCCGGCTGTGGAAGCGATCGATGGGCGCTCAGTTGGCGAAAGCGATTTTTGACGAGGCGCCGGAGTCAGTGCGCAAGTGGATCTACGCGAGGGCGGCGAAGTGACTTTGCCATCTCGCATGTTCCGCGATCCGCTGCAAGTCCTGATCGACAAGGAGAACGCAATCGAAAACCGACTGAAAGGATGCAAAGGATGCAGTCATTTATCATGGGACGCGAGCGGCGAGAGGATTATCGCCAGCTGCGATCGCGGGTTGAAAGTGGGGCGCAAGGGCCATTGTCCGAAATTCAAGGAACAGCAATCATGAGCGAAGAGTCGGTGCATTTTCTTTTGATCGAGTGGGCCGAATGGCAGCGCCGGTACGAGGTATATACCGGATACCCGCGACGATCCTGCGGCATGGACGCGGGCGGACAAGTGGTAACCGAGGAATCAAGCGACGAGCAGCAGGAGGAGGCGAAATGGCAGCGCTGTGCTATCGTCGATAGATGCATCGATGATCTTCCCGTGCCGGCGCAGCGTGCGGCGATTCATCGGCGATACCTGTCATCGGTGTATCAGATGCGCGATTATCCTGCGTCACTCGCCGCGGCCATGGCGCTGCTTTTGGTGGCTTTCCGGCGCAAGGGAATTTTGGCGTGATGATTGACATCGGTTAGATTTTGCCGAATAATCGGGGACAGCGGGACAGGTGCGCCCGGAAGATGCCAGACAGCTTGGCTGATCTGGCTTTTTTGTGACTGGTAGCCATGGCGCGACCGCAGAAGCTCAACGAAGATCAGATTGCGGAGGCGAGGCGCAGATACTGCGGGGGCGAGCCGTTGAGTTCGCTTGCTGCTGCTTTTGGCGTCACAAAGCCGACCATCGCAAAATTTGTTTCTTTTCATCGGAAAGAAATTGAAGAAACCGCAAAACAAATCGTAGATACAGAAGAGCGTCTGGCTGCGCTTCCTTTGTCTGGCAGGCTGGAAGCAATCGAGCTTGCCGACGAACTGCGGGCAATTTCGCGCAATCTTGCGGGCAGCGCGAGACACAGCAGCTTTACCTCGTTTCGCCTGTCGGCAATCGCGGGCAAACAGGTCGAAAAGATAAACGTCGACGATCCGATGGAGTCGCAGGAAGTGTTGCAGTGCATTTCGGCGCTCACCAAGATGAGTAACGACGCGGCCAATCTTCCGCTGGCGCTGCTGAATATCAACAAGTCGAATGGAAAAGACAAGCAGGCGGACACCGAAGAATTCGACGGCCGGGTGCTCGTCTATCTCCCGGAGAACGGACGATAGCATTGCGCCGCGCTGCATTCGTCCGCAGGCAGGGCCGCAAGAGCGGTTCCTTGCTTCTTCGGCTGACATCGCAATCTATGGCGGAGCTGCTGGCGGAGGGAAATCTTGGGCTTTGCTGCTGGAGCCGCTGCGCCACGTTGGCAAGCCGGAATTCTCGGCGGTGGTGTTCCGGCGTAATACAACTCAGGTTCGAAATCCTGGCGGACTGTGGGACGAGTCAATCAAGCTTTACCCGGAGGCGGGAGGGAAGCCGGCGCAGTCAGTCTTGATCTGGCAATGGCAGAGCGGCGCAAAGGTCAAGTTTGCGCACCTTGAGCACGAGAGCAGCAAGCTTGACTGGCAGGGCGCTCAAATTCCGCTGTTGTGCTTTGACGAACTGACGCACTTTACCAAGTCGCAGTTTTTTTACCTGCTGTCTCGGAACCGCAGCATGTGCGGGGTTCGGCCTTACGTTCGGGCGACGTGCAACCCGGATGCGGATTCGTGGGTTGCCGAGTTCGTAGCGTGGTGGATCGACCAGGATACCGGGCTGCCGATACCTGAGCGGTCCGGCGTGGTGCGCTGGTTTGTTGTCCTCAACGATGTGACGTTGTGGGCAGACAGTGCAGACGAGTTGCTGGACAAGTACGGAAATCCCGACCTGCCGATTGCGCACGAGGAGCAGATCAGGCCGAAGTCTGCGACGTTTGTGGCGGCGCGGCTGTCGGACAATCCCGCGCTGCTGGCGGCCGACCCCGGCTATCTCGCCAACCTCAAGGCGCTTCCTGCGGTTGAGCAGGCGCGCTTGCTCGGTGGAAACTGGAAAATCAGGCCGGCCGCCGGTCTGTATTTCCGGCGCGAATGGTGCCAGATTGTGGACGCCGCCCCCGCCGGGGCGCAGGTGGTGCGCTATTGGGACTTGGCAGCGACGGTCAAGACAGACAACAACGATCCAGACTGGACGGTCGGCGTAAAGCTTGCCCGAGACGGAAAAACGGGCCGGTTCTGCGTGCTGCATGTGGTGCGGATGCGAGACTCGCCGCTGGCCGTCGAGCGGGCTATCATCAACACGGCCAGCGCAGACGGACACGGCTGCCGGATCGGGCTGCCGCAGGATCCAGGGCAAGCAGGAAAAGCGCAATCGCGGTATCTGGTCGGACAACTGGCCGGCTATAGCGCCAGCACGAGATCAGAGCGTGGAGACAAGGTTACTCGGTTTGGACCGTTCTCGGCGCAATGCCAGGCGGGTAACGTCGATATTCTGCGCGGCGCTTGGAATGAGGATTTTTTCAGCGCGCTGGAAGGATTTCCGGACGCCGCGCACGACGACGATGCTGATGCGTGCGGCGGTGCGTTCGGGATGTTCGTCGACAACACCCTCGGGATGTTGGATTGGATGGCGGCGCAGGTGGTAGCAAAAGAAAGGGCGACATGACGCAAGGCGTAAAGACTCCGATCGATCCGGGCATCGTGGCCCGTGTTTCGGCCGGCATCCGCTATGCGATCCCGGCATGGGCTGGCGTGACTGGTTCGACCTGGTCATTGCTCTCCCCGCTTCAATTCCGCTTCGCGGTGAATCAGCGCCTGCAGGAACATGTCCGGGATCAACTGGTTCTGCGCAAGGCTCCGGTACCGCGGCACCTTCTGGAGCAGCCGCCTCGTGTACTCCTGCCTGACGATCCTCAGCAGTTCCAGTTCCGAACGCCCGGCGGTGGCCGTCTCAATCCTCAACTCCTCATCACCCGTGGCACGCAGCA